TTTGCGTGTGGTCGCTGTTTTCTTCGTACAGCGTGAACTCTGCACTGCTTCCAATTAGTGGCTGGTGTTGCTGTTCATTGTCGCCCTCGTGGCGCAGCACCACGCCCTCACTGCCTAGACTTAAAACCCTCGCGGTTAGCCACGTTCCAAGTGGGACTGGTGTCGTATATCGACACCTTCCACACTTCGTTGCTGTCATCTTTGAAGTAAGAAAATAAGCGTTCTCCAGCCATCAGAATCCTCTTACGCGGTTGCGGTCAAAGTTTGCGCGCTCGCTACTAATCAAAAGGTCGCGGCCATCTAGGCGGCCCGTTACCACCACATTAGTGCCGCCCATCATGTCGCGCAGTTTGCTTAAAGGTGCTATAACCTCCGGGTCTATTCCCGCGTTAGGATTGTCGCCGACCGTCGCGAGGGTTTTCCCGAAGGCGAGGCCCCCCTCCGCAAGCGCGGGCGGTTCCTGGTTCATCCTGTTGGCCAAGCCTGAGATGATGCCACCGGCGGCAACCATAGCCACACCCGCCGCAATGGCTGCGCCCGGATTTAGCAGAAGTGTTTTCATAAACGTACTTGCAGCCACACCCGCCGAAATCATTTGGGCGCCAATCTGACCTAACAGGTCCCCGAATTGTTGCAGCATCTGCGTGAGGAACTGGCCGATGCTACTGGTGCCTGTGGCGATGCCTGCGATGGCTTCGCCCAATGTCATAAAGGCGCCACTTACCGCGTTGGTCAGGTCAAAGGTCACAGCCATTTCCCGATTCATGGCAGTAAGGTCCGCGGTCGCCTGTCCATACCCGCCCTCCGGCATCATAAGCGCAGCGGTACCCGCGGCAGCGGCAGGGCGCGCGGCCATGGTTTGCATCTTGGGCCGTATCGGAACATCCACCGCACCGGTGCCGCCCTGGCTTAATGCCGCACTGATGTCGGTTTTTATCTGACGCGCAAACCTGCTGATGGTATCGGGTTGTAGGAGCTCGATGTCTTCGGTATTCATGGCGCTGTTAAAGCCTTCCATGAAGTCCTCACCAATATCCAAAGCGGCATCAGCCGAGCGTTCCCCCATCTCCGTGAAGGTGTCGCCCATGATGTCGGCGGCTTTAGAAAAATCGCCTTCGAACACAGCCACAGCCGCACGGCCTAGCCCGCCGATCAGGTCAATGGTGTTTAAGAATGCCGTTTCTATGCTACGCACCACGGCCATAATCGTGGACTTGACCACATTGAAAATGAGACCTAGCGCCTTTGTTTTGTTTTGAAAGGTGATAACAGCATTTACCACCGACACGATGGCCGGCTCGATTACGCTGAAGTTGTCGATGATCAGATACGCCAAGGCACCGACGGCAGCGGCAACCAATCCGACAGGTCCGACTAGCGCCCCCATAATCGGCATCAGTGCCGCCACAGCCATAGCAATGGGACCAGCCGCGCCGAGCAAGCCGGCAACTATCAGGATGTTTTTCTTTGTGGTCAGGCTTAACGATTGGAACGCGCTCACCACTTTCGAAGCCTGCTTAATGAGCGGCGTCATCACCTCAAAGATGATCGCACCGAATTGCTCTTGTAAGTCGCCGAGGCTGTTTTGAAATTGTTTTAAGCCACCGGTACCCGCTTGGGCTGCGGCTTCAGCACTGCCTCCATATTGCTTCTCCAGCTCGTCAAGGATGAGCGTCTGCGCTTCAGCCAAGCGACCGGTTTCCGCCATCGTCTTTATGACCGCTTTCTGGTCATCGCTAAACTGGATACCGGACCGCGACAGCGCCGAGAGGTTAGCGATGGGGTCATTTAACGCCTTGCCCAGTTGTATGCTTGCGCTCTTTAGGTCGCCATCCAAGCGCGTGGCAAGGTCCAGCGCGGCACCTTGTACGCGGCTGAACTGCTCGCCGCTGATATTGGTGAACGTCAGCAGTTGCGCCGTGGCGTTGGCCAGTATCTCCTCATCGCCGAAAAGCGTCTTATTCTGCAGATCGCTGGCCATCCGCTGTAGTTGCTTAGACGTATAGCCCACTTGCCCAGCGGTGGACTTCAGGCCGGCCTCAACTTGCGCGATCGCTTTCTGCTGTGTATTGAAGGCGCGCACCGATTGCACCGCCATGATGCCCAGCGGCGCCGTTAGGCTGGCCGTCATCGTGCGCCCGACGTTGCTAACGAGGCTTTGTATCTCGCCGAAGTTTCGGCGGAACGTGCCCTTAGCTTTGCGCAGATCGCTGTTCAGACCTTTCGTCTGTACGCCAATCTTAACGAGGAGATTCTTTAGTGCCATCTTTTGGAGTTGCCCAAGCCATTAGGAGCCCCTCGGCCACCCGCTCGCTTTGTGTTGGTTGTGTCTTTGTCTTTTTCTTCGCCTCCTTTTCCCACGGAAATTTCGCCAAGTCTTGCGGTTTAATGGTGCGCCCCTTCTTCGCGTGCGGTTGTAGCATCAGCGCCGCAAGCCACCGGGTGCGTTCCCACTCGCTGCGCTCGCGCTCCTCCTGCTCCTTGGCGTACCCTTCCGCGGCCAGCGTCAACTCCTCCACCGTCATCTCATAAAACGAGGAAGGGCCAAGCCGCAAGCGGCCCAGCCCTAACCTCATGAAATCGTCGAGGGTGGCGGCTTCGCCTCCTTCACTTTTTTTTTCCGTCCGTACCCATCAGCTTGGCGAGAACTTCGCTCAAAGCTTCAAAGTCGGAAACGTCAACGAGCTCCAGGAACCCATCGAGGTCGTAATCGAACGGCACACCCTTGGCCTTGCCCCCGCTCTTTGCGAAGTAGTAGACCATCGTCGCCAGCTCCACAATATCCTCGCCCATGTTGGCGATCTCGATACCGTGCTCATCCTTCGCGGCTTTGATTGCGCGCATATCAGCACGCAGCCAAAACTGTTTGCCGCTTAACTCAAGCGCTACCGCGACCATTAGCTAATAACGGTGTAAGTGATGGCGCCGGTCAACTCGAACGTGCCGGAAATCGTCACATTGTCCTCCGTGCCTGCGCTCTGTTCGAAGCTGGTGAGGTACGCGGTGGCGCTAAATTCCTTATCACCGGTGTTGGCCGTGGTGAAGTTGACGGTAGCACTTGCGCGGGTGTTCCACAAAGTAAACAGGTCATCAATGTTGTAGGTGTTGTCCTCTGCGTGAAGTGCCGAGAACGTAACCGAACCGGACCGCAAGCCCTCCAGGAGCTCACGGAATCCGCTGCTGTCTTTGCTGGTAATGTCGCGCGTTTCCATAGACAGGGAAATGCTGCATTCGGTCTGCATGTCGATGGCCGTGCCTCCGACCGTGACGGTCATCAGCGTGCCATTCATGACGCCAGTAGTCTGTGCCATTATTCGTTGTTTTGCTTGTTTTTGTTCTTGCCGGAGATGGTGCGCACGATAATCGAAAGGTATCCGACGATCTGATCGTCACGCTTGGAAGGCGTGAAGCTCACAATTACGTCGACGGCGGCCAAGATGGCCAGCGCGATGGCGGCCCAGTTATCGAGGAGGATGTCCATGCCCGCAAGTTATCGCGCCCGCATCGCTTAAATCGACACCTTAAACGCCGGGACATCACCGAACCACCCCGCGGCTTCGGCCTGTTCTTGCGTCAATATCTCGCTGTCCGATGGCATCAGATATTGGAACAGCACCACCGGCGACGTGCTGATGTAGTACGTCATCGCGTCGCGCTCTTCCTGCGTGAGCTGTGGGAACAGAGCTATGAGCGCATGCAGGTCGCGCTGTGGGTGTACCGTTATAGCTAGATCCGTATCACCGACGCACGCCCACTCTCCTGTAGTGGGGTGCTGAATGGTGGCCAGCAACATCGTCGTGGTGCGCCCAGGTTCGTGCAACACCTTCGGCAGCTTCAGGTTATACAGCTCGCGGCTGATGCCTTTGGCGCGTTGCTCGCTGGTGAGGTTCAGGCGCGCGGTTACTGGGAGGTAGACGGTAGCCATTATGGTATGCTAAAGTAAGTGTCGATGTCTGTCTCTATGCCGGTGCGGTTGCCTGCTGCGTCTTGATCTGATGTCCAAATCAAAAGTTCTTGTATAACTCCATCATGATAGACAGATTTCGTTACTCCTGCTATCGCTCCAACTGTTACACCATCGAAACCATCAGTGCCGACGCTTCTGGTGCCTTCACTACTACCGTTTACGAATAACTCACTTA